CAATTTCGGGGGTTTCTGGCGGCTTGGAACGCCGCTACGGGTTGATCTCCGGCCATCCAACTTCCTAGGAGAATTTCTATGCAGCTAGTACCTTGGGGCAGAAAAGCCCGATTTTTACGTTACAGTCGAAAAGAGGATTTGATTTCAGCTATCCTCCTACTTCTGTATGTAGAGATCGTGCCTAGCTCCGAAGCACAAATTTTGCTGTATGAAATTCTCAAGGTGATCCATGGGAAATAAGGCCTACGACTCTTATGAGAGTTTTCCTTACTCTCTGGTAGTTGATGGGGAACGCAATGAGCCTACTTATTCAGTGGCTTATGCTCGTACTATGGCTTTCTCACGTGCTGGTATCAACAATCCAAATTGGAAAAGTGATATCAAACAAATGAGTAATGCCAGTACACCCATGCAGGTTGATTTCTTCAAGATCACTGCTACGGGGCCACGTTGTATCAAACATTATACAATCGTGAAGTCCCCGCCGTTGTTGCAAGACAGAAGGACATTCGATGAGTGCGTCGGACTTTTTAATTGGTTCGACTTCTCAGCTTATTGGAGTCATTTTGTCCCTTACAACGAGGAAGCTTCTTCCAAAGCGATATCTAAGCTGTATCGGAAAATCCAAAACGCCCACCATCAATTTCAGGGTGGGGTATTCGTTGGGGAATTCCGTAAAACAGCCGTGATGATCGCAGGGGCCGCTACTAGGCTAAAACGGGGCGTTCTCGACTATCTTGTTAAGGGCATTGCCCTCAAGAAGAAACGAGGCGACCCGAAGAAACCTCTTAACGACCTCTACCTTGAAACTGTCTTCGGTTGGCAACCGCTAATCGGAGACGTTACAGATGGCGCCAAAGCGATTGGACGGCTTTTACATGAAAATGTACCTGTCCGTTTTCGCGCTCAAGGTGAAGCTAATACAGAAACGTATAGCGACCTTGGGATTAATCCGTTTAATGCTGGTGGTACCTTCCGTTCCGAAAGGAGCGTGAGTTCCAAAAGCATTATGACGTACTATGGCGCTTTCAAGGGTACGGTGGATGACAACGGTATTGGTTCCGCTGCACAGCATGTCGTAAGCATGGCAGGATTTGACCTGCGTAGCTTTATACCTACTGTGTGGGAGTTGATACCTTACTCATTCCTCATCGATTACTTCGTAAACGTCGGTGAGTTGCTCGAGGCAATGTGTACAGACACTGGTTCTGTCCAATGGATAACTTCTGTCCGTCGCCAAGAATCTGCTATAGTCGAAAGACTCGTCTATATCAGCCCTTGGGGTGCGGAAAAGGAATCTATTGCCAGTGACCAGCATGCTGTATTCTCGGGCAAATCTGGTGAACTTGAGCGAAAGCTCAAGTCGATCTCTCGCAGTCCGACCACGGTACCGTTTCTGCTGCCGAGGTTTAAGTTGTCGACAGTAAGTGGCAAGCAATTTTTAAATATTGCCGCCCTGTTTACACGATAGCGAGGTTATGGTCTTTGCCTTCGAAACGATTAAAAGTCGCTAGGAGGTTTTAGGCTCCTTTTAACTTCCCTCAGAGGAGAATGTCAAATGACATTCGCATTAACGACACCCATAACGGGTGGCGCTCAGACGGGTTTTACATCCCCAACCTATACGCACGCGGCCGATGTGGCCCCGGACGATAATGGGAAACAGGTGGCTGTAACCGCCTTAGGTGGTACGCAAGCCGGGGTGACGCCTCACAGCGTCAGTTCACCTTTTACGGTGACAATCATCCGCCCGAGAAATTTCAAAGCTCTCGGTCAGGTGAACCCGACTACTGGAACTCTTCCGAGTGTGCCGCGAAACAGCTGGAAGATCATCGTCCGAAAGGGCGTTGTTCCTCTTGCTGGACAAAATCCGACTCTGCTGATCATCAAGTGTGAACTTGATGTACCGGCAGGTGCGGATGTTGCCGACGCGCCGAACATCCGTGCAGCGATAAGCTGCATGATAGGGGCCCTTAACCAGCAAAGTGCTGGCCTTGGGGATTCCCTGGTGTCCGGTTTGATCTAGTTTACCCTCGTAAGGAGACTGTTGTGAAACTTAACAGAATCCCAGCTTGGGTTGAGGCTATCGTTGGGTCCGTTGATCCGTCTTCCATAGCAATGGAAGGTCGGAGCCTTGGACTCCTTGATAGACTCAGTGACGGTCCTCTATTTTCAATCTCCGGAAACGCGGGTAAGTTAAAACTTACCCTCGAACTGAGGGTTGAAAACATGTCAGTTCCGTCTCTGACAGAGATGTCAGTGACAAAAACTGCGACCGGTTCATAAGCCCAATGGCCTTTAGAAAGCCAGATTGGGCTAAGGGCTGGATAAGCACGAGCTTATTGGTACCTCAATTTGAGGTGTTCAAAAGCAAGTGCCCAACTAGTCCTACTAGACTCCTCATTGTACAATACAAGTGCATGGTTGGTGGTGTTGTAACCACCTCCGAGCAATGGATTGTTCGTGAGGAAAGCGCGTCACACGGTACGTAATACTCGGTTAGTGAGTCACCAGTAGCTAATCGACTTGCGTTTCCACAAGGAGAATACATGAATATTAATTCTGCACTCTCTCTAGGGCTTTTGGAAGACATCGGAGAAGTCGATTCCATGTTAACTTCTGACATGAGTCTCGACACCGTAAATAAGTTTCAGATCGCTCAATCATTTTGGAAGAAATTCCAAGATGAAAAGAGCGAGACTGCTGATATTCTTTGCCTCGAAGACTTCGAAAGAAGTAATCTTGGTTGTAAAGATTTCAGCTTTAAACCTGAATCTTATTTTGAGGAGTTGGTTATCGGTGAGGTTAAAACCCTCTTTGATAACTACTTCTTTAACGGCCCTGATCTGACAATGAAATGGTCGGATGTTTTCGATCATGGCAACGTCGGACCAGGTTCTAGTATAGATGTCGTTTCGTCTAATTTTTATACAAAATTATTCGATTCGACACTTACTAGTACTTCCGAGCTTCTATACAGGTTTTACCTGTACGCCATTATGAGTAACCCTACGTGGTACGCGGCTGAGAAGCTACGTGACCAAAAGTACGGGCACTCGATGGTTGAAGGTAACCGTCTCTCTTTTGTTCCGAAGACGAAGGAAAAGTCGCGTACTGTCTGTACCGAGCCAGTCCTGAACATGTATGTTCAAAAAGGCATCGGATCTTTCTTAGAGAAGGTTCTGTGGAAACAGTTCAAAATTGATCTGTCTAAACAGCCTGAACTCAACAGAAAGCTGGCGAGAGCTGGATCTATCGATGGAAGCTTTGCAACCATTGATTTATCCTGCGCGTCAGACAGCATATCGCTGGAGCTTCTAGAGCAAATTTTACCACCCTATTTTTATGAGTGGTTGAAAATCTCTAGATCACCTCATGTCGTCTACCCAGACGGTCATGTTGGCCAGCTATATATGGTATCGTCCATGGGGAATGGTTTTACTTTTCCCTTACAGACTTTACTATTCGCGACAATCGTGATGGCCTGTTACAAGGTTCTCGGTATTAAACCCGAAATCTTGAAAACTGGGCCCGTGAATTTTGGCATCTTTGGTGATGACATAATCGTCCGAAAGGATAGTTATGCCTTTGTCATCAAAGCGCTTAAACTCTTCGGGTTCACGATTAACGACCACAAGTCGTTTAACTGTGGCCATTTTCGAGAGTCGTGTGGCGGAGATTACTGGAAAGGCCATGATGTTCGTGGTCTTTACCTTAAGAGTCTCCGTACACGTGCCGACGTCTACTCCATCCTAAATCGCATCATAAGGTGGACTGCTAGGACTGGGGTCTTTCTACCGAAAGTAGTATCTGTCCTAAGGAGTACTTTAGCGTACGACTTGCTATGTATTCCTTTTCAGGATGGAGATACTGAAGGTTTTAAGACTCCTAACCCACCAGTTGACTCAAAGGTTGATCCGCACACACAAGGCGTTATTTATTACGCTTTATGTAATGTGGGGAGATCTCTGGGGTTGCCTGATGATGTTGAAACGAAACGGTTTTATCGCCGGGGTCAAAGAGAAATCTTTTTCAACCCTGACGGTTTAATCGTTTCTTTGGTTGGAGGTTATATTCGGAACGGACGTATTGGCATCAGAAGTGATGTCAATAGGTTCAAAGTCCGTCGTAGAGTAACCTCCAGTTGGAGGAACTACACGGCTGGTGATTTCCACCAAGAAAGTGACTGGGTAGTCACTTTCGACCTTTACACCGAATTAGGGTAAAGGTGCCCTCTGACGCTTCAACTCGTCAGAGCCCCTGTCCAATAGTGATGACTCGG